TAACACGTCTAATTACTGGTAGAATCACTTTGTTTAGTGATGCAATTGAACCAGCATTTGTGGCGCCTGAAGAAGCGGCTTCCTGAAGTGACTGTTTTGTGTTCTCTAGAACAACACCCATTGTGCTTTTCTTAGAACCATCTAGACCTTCTAGGAGAGCTTCTTTTGTGGCATCCCAGTTTTTACCTTCAAATAGATTAGCCATAATTAGTGTCTCCTCACTTTTTGATACCTGCTAATTTAACAATGTTATTAATGTCCCCATTAACAACCGCTGTATCTTCAACTGATTTAGTGACAACTTTGTCGCCTGTATGCTCCTTCAGTGCTACTTTTTTAGTTGAAGTTTCTTCACCGGCTGTACCTTCGTTAAGTACTGCGGGTAAATATTTTCTGAATGAACTGTCGAGTTTGGAAGTATCTACACCCTCTAACAATTCAACCATGATTCTTTTCTTATCCTTGCTTAAACTTGAAGTCAATTCATTAAGTTTATCTGTTCTTTCCATTTTGGACTCAACAAGTTTCTTTTCTTTATGAATCTTTTCTGCTTCAGCGATCGCTGTTTTTGCTGATTCCTCAGCCTTGTCAACTGCCGCTTTAAGTTTTTTAACTTCAGTGCCTTCTGCAAGGTAACTAGTCATATACTCTGAAGCCATCGCTTCAAAAATCTTTCTGCCAAAGTTATTTTCTCTTGCTGTCTTAATATCTTCTTTTAATTGAGACATTTCAGTTTTTAGTACTTTACCGATTGTATTTTCAACCTTCTCAGCACCTTTAGCAATGAACTTATCTTTCGCTTCTTGGATTTTCTTACGACCTTCTGCAACTAGTTTAACTTTTGCTTCGGCAAGAGAACGCTTATCTTCTGCAAACTCTTTGATTTCCTCTGCTAGTTTATCTACTACAAAACCTTCCATAGTTTCAAAACCACGGTTTAGGTTATCTCTATCAGAACGAAGTTCTTTTACTTCTTCTGCTAGAGTTTTAGTAACAAACTTAGAAAGTAAATCGGCGTGTTCGGCTACTGCTTTTTTATAAGCAATACGTTCTTCAACCAGAGCGTTGCGATCTGACACAAACTCTGAAATTTCTGCTTTGATTGTTTCTTGAAGCATGTTGTCCATTGCTTCAACTAGATTTGATTTATCGTTATCATATCTTGTTGCGAACTCTTCACGAAGTTCATTAGCAATTTCTTCTCTTGCTTCTGCAATCTTAGCATCAAAGGCTTCAGAGATAGTGGCTTTAGTCTGTTCGTCTAATAGATCACTTTCTAGTAACTCATTGATTGCTTTAGCCATAATTGTCTCCTTAATTTACCTTAAGCTCATTAATGAATTTAACGATGTTACTCGTTAAATGTTTTTGTGCAACTTTGTCAACGTGTGCATATCTTGCTATATCGTGCATTCTCATTCCACCTCGCATGTTCATTAAGGATTCGTACATGCTTTGTGGATATGCATCCGGAGCACTTGGTTGTGCTACAACATCAACAGTAACAATTTCAAAATCTGAAACTTTACCATCTGCTGTAACATTTCCACTGCCTCGACTTGATACTCCAAGTTTTGCACCACTATCTAATAGCGTCTGAACTATGTTTCCCATCGGAGTAGGAATGATTTTGAGTTTCCCAAAACCATTCTTTCCGTCCATCCACATTTCTGTGATCATATGCGAAACTCTGTCCAAATTGACCGTTAGTTCCTCAGGGTGGTCGGCTTCACCTAAAACAGAAAATCCACCTTGTAGTTTTTCATTTACAGAATCAACTGCTTTTGAAATTTCATCTATAGGGTAAACTCTCTGGTTTTGATTACGCACACCACCTTGTATAAAGATACCTTTCATAAAAAGGTTCTTTGAACCATCTTTATTTTCAATTGACTCAACTCTAATTTGAGCGTCATCAAATGATAATCTTTCTAGTAGTGGACTGTGCATTTTAACTTACCACCTTATACTTTTTTCATATCCGGTTTTGGCGTTGTTTGGCCCATGTCTCCTGACTTAGGTGTTGCTCCGCCTTTTTCGTCACCACCACCAAATTCTGGTGCTTTGGCGCCGTTACCGTCAATTTTATTTTTTGCATCAGCAACTGGTGAATGTGTATTATCATCATCGCCACCTTTTGGTGCCGGTGCTTTTTCAACATATTCTCTTACAGTTTCTTCTGCTGTTTCGTCTGCAACTTCTTGTGCTACTGATTCTTCTGGCATTTCCATTTCTGGCTTGTCTTCTGAATCCATATCATCGCCTGTTGCTTCGTCTTCTGCTTTATCACCAACTAACTCATCGAACTCTACTTTAAGTTCGTCTAGTGCTGATTCTAAATCATCAACGCGATCTTCCACGTCATCTTTGCTGTCATCATCGCCATCCATATCGTCTAGCTCTTCTTCAGCATCATCCATGCTCATTTCACCGTCTTCTTCAGGGGCTTCCATAGTTTCTTCATCTTCAACTTCCTGCTCAATTTCTTCAATTTTCGCATCAGCGTCAGATACTTCGTCTGCTACAGCCTCATCAACGGCTTCCTCTTTATTCTCTTCTGATGACTCTTCTAAGTCTTCTTCAACTTCTGCTGAGTCATTCTCAATTAAATCGGAATGAGTTTTTTGTGCAATTTCAACAAAGACATCGTGTAGAAGGTCACGAGCTTGAGTTTCTTCTTCTGCAAGAAGATGCTCAAGTACTTTTTCTAGTTTTTCACGTGTAGACATATCGAACCTCC